ACCTTTGGGTTGGTTGCAAGTGAAGAAGAAACGATCTTTGCATCTAGGCGCGAGAGCGCAAGCGAGAGCGAGGGGGAGAAACATTGAGAGCAGAACATGATAAGTTGTGGTGGATTGTAGCAACGGAGATTGATGATCCGAGTACAAGTGCGCTAGTGCGCTTGCGCGAGGTGAGAGAGTATCAAGACTTTGCGAAACTGAGGCGCGTGCTGTGGAAATGGTATCGTAGCGTGTGCGCGAGGAGGGATTTAACCATTGGTGCTAAGTATTTCTTATTCTTTTTGGTTGAGCGTTACAGGTGGGAAACTATGTCTTCGCATGATGCGATTAATTATTATTATCAGATGGCAGGGATCAATCGCAAGACCGCAGGCAGGTGCGTGCAGGAGTTGGCGGAGAAAGAGATTATTTGGATTGTGTTAGAGAGTGAAAGAAAAAGATTAAGGAAGTCGCAGGCGCGTGGTAGGAAACATTATCTCTTGGTGGGGTTGGGACATCTTTTAGGGGGAAAAGATTAATGTCCCTCGCCCAAACTAGCAATTAGGAAAGTTATCATCAAAGATAATAATTAGGATTAGTAGTGCGCTGGCTACAACTATGGTTAGACTTTCAATCATGCTATTACTTTACCATCTTTGAGTACCACCGCGATTTTATGTCCTTGGCTATCTTTGAGTAGCCAATCACCCTCAGGTGTTTGCATGGATGTATTTTTATCTGCATAAGGTAATTCGCCTACATATTCTTTATCTCTTAAGTAGCAATAATATTTATATTCCGCCATTTCAAAAGTCATGGTTATTCTCCTTTCTTGTTGGTAATTGTTCCTCATCAAACCATCCACCTGGATAATTAATCATTATATTATTTCCTCTCAAGGTAAAAGTTTATTTCATCCATAGCTGTGGATAATTCTCTTATTGGCTCAAGTGTATAGATCAACATTTTGATATCTCCCTCTGCAAGCCAATCTCTCATCATGTCAATGTTCATATCAACTAAAGTGTTAAAAACATTTTCTAATCGATGATAGATTAAATCTAATTGGTCATTAGACATTGTTGGTTTAATTTCCTTCGCCATAGTTTTATCTCCCTTCGTTTCTTGGTTTAGTGTGTGGCCTTATATGTTTGGTTAGTAGTTCAATAATTTCTTGTTTGTCTAAAAAATGTCTTAATATTTCTATCAGTTCGTCCTTGTTTTTCTTTTTCCATTCCTGTTTAAGATGTTGGATTATCCTTTCGTCTGATTCATTCATCTATGGGTTGCCCTATAAGTTTCTTTATCCTATCTTCAAATAAGCTGATATGTCTTAACACTTGCTCTTGTTGGTTAAAGGTTAGATCATCAAAATTTGGTATATGTTTGCTGGGGTTATCAAATAAACTTTCTAAGTAATTGCTTATCTCCTTTCGCGCATACTGTTTGAAAGTGTATTTGTTTTCGCCTTTGGTAATCATTTATCAGTAAACATTAAATAAAGAGCTACAGCCACCGTTGATATGAATAAAAGTAAAAGGAGGAACAACGGTAGCCATAGCAAATCGGTCATTGGTTAAACATACTCCCTCATTATGTCTAACTCTTTTTGGGTTATGTCTTTTACACTTTCAACCCATACTAAAGAAGTAAAACCATTTATCCAATAAGAATTTGGATCATCTTCATCAAAATCATCATCACCTACTGAATACATATTTTTTATAAGGGTCAAATCAGACACCTTCCCATCGTCATAATCTTTTTGGGTGTAATCCCTTGACCAATCATACTCGGTATATCTTTGCTCTCCGTCCTGGATTCCAAAATTAATTAATATCATTGGCTTGACTCCTTAACAATAATATCCCTCTTGCGTTTATCGTTAAAAGATTTAACAACCTTTCCGCATGGGTAAGTATAAAGCCAGTAATCATCTTGCACATTGTGAGATAGTATAGGCAAGTTTTCGTTCTTACTTCTAAGTAATCGTCTAGCCTCTTCAATCATTGCTTTATGCTGTGTCATCTTCGTTCTCCCTTGTTTGTTTTTGTTCTTGCATGTGCTTAATGATTTCAATTAACAAATCATCAAACTCATCAACATGATATTTATCTAATAATTCTTCAATCATCTTTGCACCTCCTCAATTTCTGAATTAATAAAATCCTGCCACAATTCATATCGTGGCATGTCATAGTCTGCCATTGAGTAAACCATATTGAATTTATCTATCCATTCACCGATTAAATAAAATATGGATTCGCTTCCTGAAATATTGTTTTTCTCTTTGTATTCATCAAAGTCCTCATGGCTTGATGCAATATCAAAGAAACACATAAGCATGTATGCATATGGATTTTGATGCTCTTCTCTTATGTTGCTCATCTTTGCACCTCTAAACCAAATACAATTAGAGCCATTGAAACTATTACAAACATAGTCATAAAACCCATAAATAAGTCCGCGCTAAACTTGTTTAAAAGATCGCGCCTTTCTTTACTGGTTAACTGTGGGCGGTGGTTAATGTAGTCTTTCATTATGCTACCTCTTTTTGTTGCTCGCATAACCAATTATTAGCTTCTGAGCATAAGTATTCATAAATTGAATAATAGACCGCGCTTTGGAAATCTTCCGCAAACGCATGATCTATATCAAGATCATTAATATTATTTGCATAGATCATAACTTGATCATATGTATAAACAGAAATATTAGATTCAACAATTTCCGTCACCAATTCTTCAGGACATTCATTCTCAAATATTTCATCTCGCATGTTGTCAAGTTCTTCTTTCATATCCTTTGCGATATGCCATAAAGAATATTTCTTTTCATCTTCTCTAGCTTCTAAACCTTTAAGGGCTAGCAACTGAATCTGATGATCCGATAATCCTTGTAGTTGTTTATTGTTATTCATATTTTTTCTCCTTTTATAAAATAAGTTGGTTATACCACTAAAGGCGCATATAAAACGCGCCTATGTGGTGGGGGGTTGGTTTAGCTTGCGATTTCCTCCGCTAAAAGATCGTGAATTGGGTCATATTCATTAATCAAATATTCCCAATCCATTGTAGTCATTCCATAAAATGGTCTGCCTTTTATAAATTCAATCTTAAAATCATGTACTGTTATGACTTCATTATTAAATGCTAGATAGGTTTCAATATACATTTTATTGGCTTCGTGATAATTCTCAGCCTGTATTTTGATTTTTTTCCCATTATGGTGGATTCGGTAAGTGTTTAATACTTCCATGTTTTTCTCCTTTACTAAATAATTCATATATACATTACAACACATAATAATACACAATGCAACACTTGATAATAAAAAAGTATGTTTTATATATAGGGGAATAATGAGAAATCTTATAGAATCGTGATATATGGAGAGTTTAAACACATCTAAAAAAGATTTAAATAATCATAATATGGTCAAAAAAACACCTAAAAAAGTAGGAAGAAAGAGGATTATTATTGATTATGACCAATTAGAACATTTAGCTAGTTTGAATATGGGTGTTATGGATATCTGCCGTAGTTTGGGAATTTCTTGGGATACATTTGATAGAAATAGAAAAAGAAAAGCGGAATTTGAGGATGCATATCAGAGAGGAAAGGCGAAAGGTTTAAAGGTTGCTACTTCTAAACTTATGGAAAAAATACAAGAAGGCGAGTTCCAGGCAATTCAGTTCTATTTAAAAAATACTGATAGCGATAGATGGCAAGATAAACAGGAAGTTCAACATCAATTAAATTTGGCGAATGTATTAAATGATGCTAATAATAGAATTATTGAGGGCAAAAGCGAACAAGTAAGTATTAATAAGGGTCAGTTCCTACAAAAGAAACCGAACAAGGAATAAATAAAGGCAAAGATGCGCGTTAAATCTCATTATCTCCCTTACTGTATATCTAGCGCGCAAAGGTTGACGGATGCCTATTGCTCTAACTCTCCGAGCAACCCCCCCGTCAACCACCTACGCGGGTGTATGTATATATAAACTAATGAAATAATTTTTTGTTGATTTTTTAGAAAGTGAAATATAGTCCGAAAGAA